GGGTGCTTCGGCATCGCCCAGCCTAAACAATAGCGCCACGTTTACGGCTACGGCACCGGTATTTGATTCTGGCGATATCGGCTCGGTTATTCGCATGGGCGGCGGGATTGCAACCATTACAGCTTATACGAGCGTAACGCAGGTTACGGCGAATATCACGGCACCCATCGTGGGCATCATCCCCAACAGTGGTGGCCAAGTGTTGCCAGCCGTGGCCGGGAACTGGACGTTATCGGCACCGACTACCGTAATCGGGGGTCTCTGGCACTTGATAGGAACCACGGTGACGGGTTTGGCCGATGGAATACCTATCCCGCCGCAAGTTGTCGCAACGGACGGCACCATAACGCTTGCTACGCCCGCCACAGCGGTTATTGTAGGCTTAGGGTTCCAAGTGCAGTTTCAAAGCAATTATCTCGACGGCGGCGCTCCGACGATGCAGGGACAACGTAAAAAGATATCGGCGGCAACAGCGCGGGTTGAGGCGTCTGCGCCATTCCTCATGGGCAGCAACCAACCTGACGGCGGGGCACTGAAGCCTATTCAGGTTGCGCCGAAGTGGAATAATCTCGATCTGGCACCGACGCCTATTCTGCCTAACTATGGAAGCAGCGTAGTGCCATTATTCACGGGTGACGTGCGTATCCCTGTGCAAGGTGGGTTCCAGAAACCGGGACAGGTTGCGTTGCAGCAAGATCTACCACTTCCACTTCAGCTAAGCGCTCTAATTCCCGAAGAATTGCCCGGAGATACCCCTCAGGTTCAGGCTTCTCCCAGGCAGCAGAAACAGGGGCACGGGTGAAGCCGAGATTTGAAATCGTTGAAGGCCGGATGCACCATTGCGGACAATTAATCCACAAGATGCGCAAAGAACATTTTGAGGCGCTAACAGCTTTTGGCATCAATCAAAAACTGGCTCACAAAGCGTTGTTGGAATCTTTCAATGCGTCATCATTCCGGCGGGCGTGGTTGATTGATGGTAATATTGCAGGTTTGGGCGGTGTTCACGGAATGATGGCTTCGAGTACGGGATTCATCTGGATGGTTTTAACGCAAGAAGCCATAAAATATCCTATAGCGGTTATTAAAGAAGCCAGAAAGCAGATTGAGGAAATTATGCTGACGCGATGCCAATTAAATACCAGCATCATAACCCGCGATAAAACGGCGTTGCGGTTTGCCGAATATATGGGTTTCCGTGCCGGGGAATATGTTGAGGGAAGAGAAATAACGCATATGATTTATGCAAAGGATGAAGATTGAGATGCATATCAAGGAAATAAAAACTGTAGAAGCTATAGAACACGTATGGGGTCTTCTTGAGCTGCATCGAGAGGAATTGGCTACCCATAAACATATAATGGAATTAAAGCCGGATATTGAAAAATATAAGATCCTGGAAAATGCAGGTAGCCTTGTCACGATTGCTTTGTATGATGATTTGGAAATCGTTGGGTACAGCGTCACCATTATGACGAATGCTCTCCATTATCGAGATTTGGTCATGGCGCAAAATGATTTGATTTTTATTCATCCTAAATACAGAAAAGGTCAGTGGGGTTTGAAATTAATCAGAGAAACTGAAAATATTGCAAAACAACGCGGCGCCAAACTTATGCTTTGGCATGCAAAAGAAAATACTGCTTTTTCTGAACTAATGCCAAAACTT